CTCAGGGAATACAGTTGTTGATGGTTCTGTGGTGGTTCTTTGCGATGTTCAGTCTTTGAAGACTACATTGTATGTTCCATCGGGATTACGCACGCTAGAGGCGATATTTTCTCATGGTTGTACGAGTTCGGTAGAATAGGTAGTTTTACCAGATGATGCCCCAGTACCTCCGAATATCTTATCCATTGTCTCACCAAGTCCTATTCTTGTTTGTAAATACTTCGCAAATCGTCTATCCTCATCAGTGACTTCTCATGGAAGTTTAGTCCCGATAGTCATATATTGAGCTTTCAATTGCTCAGGTGTCATAGTTGTAAAATCTACTGCTTTTGGTGTAGTCGCTGGTGGTGTGCCTATAACTGGCTTATCAGTTGTAGCGATGGTTGGTTTAGGCGTGCTAAATCCTGTCACACTAGGTGGCAGTATATTTGCCTCTCAATAACTAGCTCATGCAGGAGCTGTAACTTCACTTGGTTTGATAGTTGGTGCTGGTGCTATTGTTGTTTGAATTGGTGGAGCTGATACTATACCTTGTTTCTCTTGTAAAAGTCTCTGAATCTCCTCAGGTTTTTTACCAGATTTGTATGCTGCGAGATTTATTTCTTGTTGTGTAGGCATAGATTTATGATAAAGGAGTTACCCAGACTGTAATTCATGATGCTGTTCCAGTCACAGACCAAGTTGCTCATGATTTAACAGGAAAAAATATTGAGTATGTCAATGTACCGCTACCACCCGTGTAAGAGTTAGATGCTACAGTATTTCAGTTAGATGTTCCTATCAACGTACCATTACTACCATAAGCATTAACAAAAATATCAGTTGATGCTGTTCATGATGTTGTTCAGCTTGTTGATGTTCCTAGTGTTTCTGTTGGTAGATTAGTCAAAGCAGACCCATCGATAGCCGGTAAATTACCCTCTAACATGGTAGCATCTATTTTTCCGTTAGCTTTTAGTCTGTATACTTTATCATTTGCACTGGTAGCACTTGTGTCATCATTTGTTACATACTTATTACTTGTACTAGGTGTACCACTTGTACCAGCGAGAGCATCGTATTTAGGATTGTCTGTTATGAGGGCTACTGGGTCTCAGGCAGGAGCTACGTCTGTCTTGATTTTACCAAGAACTGTTGTACTAGCAGTAGGCTGTGTACTTCCAGCAGCGACAGCACTCCAAGCACCTCCGATATATTGGTTTAATTCTCCTGTTGTAGAGTTATAAATAATCATTCCATTCGATGCAGAAAGAGCATCTCTTTGTACTGTCGTAAGGGAGAGTAATTTTATACCTGCGTGTGTAGTCCCAGAGAATTGAAGTAGTCCTGTCATTGTACCGCCTGTATCATCGAGCTTACTATTGATAGCTGTTTGAATATCTACCCAGAATTGATAGTTATCTGAAATTATTACCTTACTTCCTGTCGCATGAGATGATGCAGGAGCGGTACTATTTATCCCCAAACCTTTTAAAAGAGTAACATTCGAGACTGTGAGGGTGTTTGCTGTGCTATCGTAATCGGTAATCTCAGCAATCTGCATGTTTGTCTTTCATGGATTGACTACGATGTAGGTATTTGTGGTTGTAGGAGTGTAACTAGGTGTATCGAGTACATAGACTGTACCAACAGCACCATTCCAGTCTTGTGCGAGTTGTGTTTCAAATCAATCTTCGAGAGGGATTATTGAGAGGTCTGACATATTTAGGCGTAATTATCAAATAGGGATATGACTTCTTTGTTTACTTCGACTCTCATCTGTTCCAAAGAGAAAACAAGAGGAGTTTCTGATGAGCTTATTCGTATTCCGAGTTCTTGACCAGTTACCTCTACAGGTATTCTAAGACTAAACTCGTAAGTATCAATACTATCTGATAGGTTTCCACCTCATCCTATAGATAGGTTTCCAATAGGAGAATTTCAGACAGGATATGGACTAGCATTTACCTCGATAAAATCATCTGTTATCTGACAAGTTGATACGACTTCTCAATCCATGTATATATCGAGTGTAGCCTCCTTTTGAATAGACTTTCTACCACGAACTTGTACCCAACTGATAGTCTTCCAGTCATCTGTACCAAACTTAGTACGATAATCACAGAGCCATTCTATGTCTACTCCGTTATCGCTGTATCATCGCTCAAATTCCAAGACTTGTCAGCCAGTGTTAGGAGCAAGTAAGTATCGGTATTCTCAATCACTGTCAATATAAGTACAATAATCATTGAGTGTGGGGATAGAATATTTAGTAAAAGCACCAAACGATGACGACCATACTACTGTTGTGTCAGTAGTACCTACATTATTCGCATCAAAAGAGAAATAATAGTTGTTGAGGAGGGGGGCGTAGAGTGAACAGTTTGTCTTGTATGAGCTAGGTTGAATACTTGCAAAGAGTTCTCGTATGTTTTCTGAAAGTATTTTAGTCCCGAGAGCCTGAGTGCCGCTGATTGCACTCGTTTGTTTGAGTGTATCAAGTCCAAACTCATTGAAAAATAGAAGTGAACCTTCGACATTCTGGATACTACGGTGCGACTGAATACCACTTCGAGAGTCTATAGGCGTGCTCGATGGTGCAGACACGTTGATAGAATATATCTTTTGTGTCTTACCTGCACAGATGAACGACCCTAGTTCTTTGATAGAGTTGATTCGTCAGTTCTCATCACCACCGACTACTACGAGATTAGCTGGATTGTTTGCATCACTTGCTGCTGCACTTGTGTAATAGAGGGTATTAGGTACTGAGTCTACACCGGCACCGAAAATACGGTCACCCATGTACTGGATATATCGAAACTTAGGCGTACCTGCGTATTCTGTATAGGTCGTTCCGTCCCACTTTGCGTAATTATTAATACCGTCACACATGTAAATAACATTCTTGTACACTGCAAAGCTCCATTTAGTCCTAGTGACTCCATCAGCTTCAAACTTTGTTAGTCATGTTTTGATAGATGACCAACTGTTCGTACCCTCGACATACTTATACATTGTATCACCGGCAACACCAATTAAATACCGAGCACCTGTATCGTCTCTTTGAAAAAAGAATAATGAGGTAAATGGGTCACTCCCTACACTATCTCAGAAATTTGTAGTACCTCGTCTAGTTTCTAATGCTCACCTACGATTGTAGTACATGTTTACAATATCAGCGAACTCATCCTCTTTACGGATGCTTTCCTTACTTGTGTTAATCCCTCAGGTAAGTGAGTTGAGTTCTTTGAGCATTATCGTTGTGTTCTAAAAGTAGTCTTTCCTCTAAATCTTGCTTTTCCTGTGTGTAGTTTCTCTTGGTTGTACGCTTGGAGCTTATTGATAGCGTTCTGTGTATTGCCTCTGAGTGTGTACTCAGCTATATAACTAGCATAAAGAGCGATGAGGAGGTCGAATCTCGTAGGTGTTGTAGCATCTTGTACTGAACTCAGTGTAGGTCGGTATCCTTTGTAGAATATGTTAATCGTATAGCTTGCATCTGGTATGTCTATGAATCCAATATAGGGTCATGTACTCTTTTCACGAAGATAGTACATAGTTGGTTTACTTTGTGATGTTCTACCGCTTGTAAATTCAAATGTAGATTGTTGGAGTGGGAAAGTATCTATTAGGACTCCATCGTCTGCTATCGTCACAAGAGTAGTAGGGAGTGCATATTCTTGTGTACCACTTGTTATAGCGAGACTTTCTTTCTCATCTAAGAGTAATCCCATTTCATTCTGTACATGCTCGTATGCTTGTTTGATATAGTTATCCAATTCATCATTGCCGAATACTCTTCCATTAGGGTCGAACCTATACTGCTGTCGGGTGAGTGTGCGTAGGCTTGATAGTGTAGACATATTATTTTAGTAATGCTTGTAATTGCTCGTCAGTCATACTTGCCAACTCTTGTGGAGTAGTCTCTATGTTGAGGTTCTTATTCTCTGTTTCTTGTTTATCACTGTATCAATGCTTAGTGAGCATGAGTTTAGCTATGGTTGGGTTATAGGTTCAAGCAAGCCCATTGTTAAGCAATCTTTTAGCTTGTTCTGAGCGTATTTCCTTGATGATGTCAGAAAACTGTTCTTTACCTTCCTCATTTTCCCATTGATATATAGTTTCTCTTGTTATGCCTGTTGCTACTGATAGCCCCTCTATGCTTGGTATGTTTACTACTGTTTTATTATCTTCAAAAATATCGACACATCATTTAAGATATGCCTTAGCTTTCTCTACTATCTCTGGTGTGTAATCTGTTGGTCTACCTCCTGCCATACTATGATAGGGGAAGTCGAATAAAAGTTATTTCCTAGCTGGTCTACCTCGTTTCTTTGGTGTTGGTTTATCACTGAGCAATTCTTTGAGATTATCTGATGCTGTTTGTACTTCAACTTGTTCTAGATTCTTTATTTCTTCGTCTGAAAGATTTGTAATCTCTTCTGGTATGAATGCTTCCATCTTAGTATCAAAGATTACTTTCTTTTCCCCTGCTGGAGTTGCGTAGAACTCATCTACCTTATTCTGTTCCTCTTCACGTT